CGACAGTACAAGAAGTTGTACCGTACCCCGGGTCGGAGAATATAAAATCTCACTCCCGGATTTCGGTTCGCCGGAAGCAGCTGACACTAAGGTCAGTCCTTCTAGGATGGGTCAATCAACCTCTGGTAACTTGCCAGAGGGAGGATCCCTATCCCAAGATGCTTCTCGTGAGCCGTCCAAATACTCCAAGTGGTTAAATTTTTTCCACAAGGAGAACGCCAAGGTTACACGGTTTGTGAACCCACAGGCGTTGTTGGATGGTTATGTTGATTTGTTTCCACCAGCGACGCGCTCTATCTGTGCAAAGCGCTTTATCGAAATTTCTTTCGAACGTATTGTGGGGCTATGGAGCGCCCTAGGCTTTAATGCGAACGGATTCAGTTTGAATCGTACAATACGTAATGCAATGTGCGTCCTTGCCACTTATCGTGGAAGGAACACAAGCAAGGCAGCATTAAAATTAATGAAATATATTTTGCTAGCCTTTTGCCGTCATTGGATGTGCGAGCCCCAGTTGGTTGATTCTAATTTTCAACCTTTGTCGCATCCAGGAAATCTCATTTCTGGACGTGGGGAGCGATATATTCGTGCAATCAAGCATAGTGACCCGGCCTCCTTTGAGTGCCTGATTCATACTATGTTGATTACCGCGAAAGGTATGCTCCCTCGTCCTAACTATTTCCAATGTAAGGAAAGTGAGATCGAATGGATGAACGATTTGTTCACTGGAGTGGCTGCGCCACGAGATCCTGATCTGTCTGCTAAGCTCCGACACCATATCACCAAATTAATTGGAAACAGAAAATGTTCCTATGATGAGGTGTATCGTGAGCCGCACTGTCCCAGTACGTCAGCAAATTACATCAATAATAGGATGAATGCTGGCAGTGTTGGAACAATCTTGCAAAGTGGTATCCTGGAAAAATATCCAATTAAGGATCCACACATCGGTACATACAAGTATGGCCCTCCGGGCCACTTCATGTGTGAATATCTGGATGATCAAATATCACCAGAATTCAAAACACAAGAGGGAACTTTTGATGTTGTAGATAATGAATTTTTTTATTATCCAACAGAAGAACCGCAACCTCGTATCCCTACGAGTGGAGATTTAGATTTCCACTTTGAGGAAGTTGAGGAAAACGGAAAAGTTTTCTGGAAGAACATTGCTGAGTCTCAGCAAGGTTGGTATGACCGAAGTCTTATCACTAATCAATTTCATAATGTATTTCATGATTTAGTTGATGAAGCCGTCGAGGAAACCCCATTGGTTGGGTGTGTTTCTTTGTCCGAAGCTCTCAAGGTAAGACTTATTAGCAAGTGTCCCCCGTATCTTATGTACGTGATCAATAACTTGATTGATCCGTTACGCAAAACTTTGCGAAATTTTGATACGTTTAGGTTGACAGGCGAGACAGAGTCCGAAGATGTTATTGATCAAATGTTCAGACATCCGGATCGTGTGTTTTGTAGCGGTGATTATAGAGCTGCTACAGATAAATTGCACTCATGGGTCTCGAATGAGATAGCTGATATCCTCTGCGACACATACTACTCTGAAATTTGTAGTTATGATGATCGATGGCGAACCTTACTCAAGAAGAGTTTGACAGGTTTCCAGATCAACTTCGAAGATGAAGTATTGTCGCAAGTGCGAGGTCAGCTAATGGGTAGCTGTGCGTCTTTTCCAGTTCTTTGCTTGGCAAACTATGGTTTGTGCCGAATTGCAATGGAAGAGAATCCCATAGGTTGGGAAGCACTGCTGATCAACGGTGATGACTGTGTTTTTGAGTCATCTATTCAATGCTACGAGAAGTGGCTTGAACTTGGTCCAAAGTTTGGACTTGAGCCGTCGATCGAGAAGAGTTGGTTCCGCCGCTCCTACTTACAAATCAATAGTAGAGCATATACCCCTCTTGTGGATAAGGATCGAGCAAACGAAGATTTTCGACGTTCAGCTGAATCCTGGGAAGACACACCTAACAGAGTCATCAATGATGAAATCAATGATCTGTATGGTGAGGCTTCTCTCCTGAGAGAAAGGTTTTGGCGTAGGATACCGCTTCTTCTTTGCGGTGCCGCTTACGGCTTAAGAAGGTCTGAACCATGTAATATAATACATGGTCGTACGGATTATGAAAAGAATTTTGATCCGTACAAAGGAGAGCCACGCGAAAAATCCGATTGGATTGATTTTCGTAACTCGGATTACACAAATACTTTTGCATCATTTATGATGAACATGGGCAACGCGCCCATTGCTCTTAAAAATAAAGCAGAAGCATTCTTCAAACAAATTTATTTCAAACATTTGAAGAACGGTGTACGAGTATTGGCACCCGTTTCTTTCTCTATTGCAAAATACCTACCGAAACGATTTGGTGGGTTAGGCATTGCTGGCGAAATGTCGGTTGAGAACCGCAAATTTGCTAGCTATTGCTATTATCACAACATTAATTTACAAGTCGTGAAAGAGAAGAAATGGTTTTTCAGACCTAAGGTAATCGAATACTTAAGAGGTAAACAAGGGCCCACACAAAAAACAAAGTGTGAAGAAAATTTTGGCCCCCTCTATTGGTATATCTTGAACGTCAAAAAATTTGAAGTTTTTGACGAAGACTCGGAAGATAACTTCGAGCTGAGTCTGTCCGCGTACTATAGAAAGTTATTGCGGATCAGGAAGAAATCCAATAAGTATTGGGAAGATTACCCTGATATACCCATATTAAGTGCTGAGAGGATCAAGAAAATTTGTGATCCCGAGCTCTTTGACGTTGCATATTATGGTTAGGTTTTCGGGCGTAGCTTCTGCTACGTTAACTGAAGGCTGAGTACCTCGTCCAGTAATGGCGGGGGAAAGACCCGAGCTTCTTGGCTCGCAAATCCTTCCTTGCTCTCTTAGAGAGTACCGAAGAAGATTCAGCTTCTGAAAACCCAACTGCTTTGAATTAAGCGCTGGCGTCGGAAACAGGGTTCCAAGTATCGAGCGTTGTTTGACTGTACTTTACAAGTCAGGCGCGTTTGATCCTTGGGGATAACCATTGGTAGGACTCTTGGACTACATAGGGTAATCTACGACCCCCCGTGAGAAATTGCGGGGGCCATTGATCGTAGCCTATGCTAAATGTTCCAGGTCTTCTACCTCTTGGTGAAAGCATCACAGCCTTGCTGTGCCCGGATTATTCGTACTCGACTCAGACTCGATTGTGCTCTAATCATCATAACAAATTGATGTTGCACGTTGATGTCTGGATTGATTCGTACGGACTCTAAGCATCTAGAGATGACAGTAGGTCTCTAATCCGGAGTGAACTTAAATGATACGCGTTCACCAGTCCTCGTGACTGGCCGTATGTTCGTTCTGCTCTCATTGTTGGAACCCTTACTAGGATGTAGC